CCCCATGTTTTTTCTCCCTCCCCGAAGGGACTGATTAAAAAAGATATTGGAAGGTTTGGCTAAAAATGTCCAAGAACTACAGAAGTTACGGAAGAAGGTACCGAAAACTAAGAGAAAAGATTTTGGCGCAAAACCCCCTATGCCATTGGTGCAAACTAGCTCCGGCGACGACTTTAGATCACGAGCCAGCATTAGCATCCTTTCCGACACCGGAGTTATGGCGAGGGACACTAGTGCCAGCATGTTCGAAATGCAACTACTCACGAGGGGCGAGGTATGGCAACGAAAGACGAAGATCTAAAAACAGTCGTAGATGGTAAGAAGCCAGTCGGCAAGCACTTGAAGATTGTCAAGCGCTCAATCAAGAAGCGTGACATCGATCCAGTCAAAGCCGAGATGCTTCGCGGTCTAGCGCGTGCATGGGACTTGATTGAAGAGTCTGGTCAGCATGTTGCAAGCATTCCGTCGATATGCCGAGAGATGCGTGAGATATGGGATTCGGTCGGTAATCCTCCGGATGACATCGCGGAGTTATGGAAGTCTTAGAAGCCAATCAACAACATCTCTGCCCTCCGAGATGGGCCACCGGTCGCGACGATTCGTATGAAACTGACGGCGAGAGGCTGGCAAAGGTCGCCCGGCTTATGGGGTTCGATCTCTTTGCATGGCAGAGATTGGTCGCAGATGTCGGGCTCGAACGCGACGGAGACCGATATCGTTATCGAACCGTCTGCGCGGCCGTAGGTCGTCAATCCGGCAAATCGAAACTGATCGAGACCCGTATTGCGTATGAACTTTTGCAAAACAACAGAGCCGTCGCCTATACAGCCCAAGACCGAAATATGGCGAAACTCAAATGGCAAGAGCATGTTCATAACTTTGAGAACTCGTCTCTCTCGAAATACATTCGCAAGGTTAGCAATACGAATGGCTCCGAACGCCTGTATATGAAAAACGGATCGACTTACACCATCGTCACACCTAACGATAAAGGCGCTCGCGGAATGAGCTTGAACTTGATGGTCATTGACGAGGCATTGACTCATCCGCTTTCCTTGATTGCCGCTTTGCAACCGACGCTTGCAACACGCCGAAACGGGCAACTTTGGATTCTTTCGAATGCTGGCATTCCGGGCGAATCAGAGCTTTTGCAGCATTATCGCAATATTGGTCATTCTGGCCTTCAAGACAAAAATAATCCTTTGGCGTGGTTTGAATGGGCGCCGAGTGAGGATAAGTTTGATTATATGGATGAAGCGGTCTGGTATCAGGCCATTCCATCGCTGAGCGAAAAGAATGGCGTTATCGTTGAAGCGGTTCGAGAAGCTGCGCTGACAAACAGTCCAGAGATATTTATGAAGGAATGGCTCAATGTCTGGCCATCGCAAGAAGCTGCGCAAGTCATTCCGACTGACCTCTGGGACTCGCTTGCTCGAACTGACATCATCGTAGGCAATCGGATGGTCTTAGGCGTTGATATCTCACGCGAGCGCGACAAGGCATCGATTGGCGCGTGTTCGATTCAAGGCGGCATCACGCCTCTTGAAGTCGTCGAAGCTCGGGATGGCGTGGGCTGGCTCGTGCCTAGACTTGTCGAGATTGCGAAGAAGTGGAATGCGCCGGTGGTCATCGATAGTGGATCGCCAGCCGGGTCAATCATCGGCGAACTGGAAAACTCTGGCATTAAAGTTATTGCAGTCGGACTTCGCGATTATGCCCGTGCGTGCGGCAGCTTCTTTGACGGAGTGCAGAATCGGACAATCTGCCATCTTGATGACCCTAATCTTCGCGATGCGATTTTAGGATCAAGCAAAAGACGCTTAGGAGATGCTTGGGCGTGGAATCGTCAAAGCACGACCAATATCACGCCACTCGTGGCCGTGACGCTGGCGCGCTATGGCGTAGTCAATGAACCGGAAGAAAAGCCGGTCGTAAGGAGCAAAATCTACTAATGAAAAAATACATCGGATCCATCGTTCAACTTATCGGTGCTGCGTGCATCGTCATCGCCGCTTCTCTGGTTAATGTCGTGCTTGCGGTATCATTAGGCGGCCTTCTTCTGCTTTTCTTTGGTATTGCGCTTGAACGGAGACTCTTCTAATGCTCGGACGACTATTCAAGCGACAACTGCAACCTAATACGGTTTATACATCGCAAGGTTATGTTGATTCACTAGGTCGCGTCGGTCGATTCTTTCAAGGCTCATGGTCTGGCACTTATGTTGATGACAAAACAGCTTTAGGCATTCCGGCAATCTGGCGCGGTGTCACACTTATTTCAGATGCTTTGGGTGCGCTTCCAATCCATGCATATCGCAAAGGCGAACTCGTCGAACCGACACCAAAGATTCTTGATCGTCCAGTCCCGACCGAAACTCGCATGGAAACTTATTCGGCGATGGCTGCATCACTTCTGATTCATGGAAACTACATCGCCGTACTTGGAGAGCCAGGAGCTAACGGCCTTCCAGAGTTCTTTTATCCAGTCGAAGCAAGTCGCGTCCATGTCAATCGATCTGACGACGGACGAATCACTTATCGCATTGACGAAAAAGTTTATGACAAGTCAGAGATTTTGCATATCAAGTATTTCACGATGCCCGGTTCATTAGTCGGCGAAGGTATTATCGGAATGCAACGCCAAGCACTCGGCAAGGGTATTGCAATCAACGAATATGCGGCGCGTTATTTTGATGGCGGTGTTTTACCTTCGGCAGTTATTAAATCAACGAATCCAGATCTTAGTCAAGAAGAAGCCGATGCTTTGAAAGCTGCATGGATGGCGATGTATAGCGCACGCAACCGACAACCGGCAGTCCTTAACGCAAGCACAGATTTTGAAGTGTTATCAAGTAACGCGCAAGAGAGTCAGCTTATTGAAGCGCAACAACAATCACTTGTTGAAGCTGCGAACATTCTTGGCCTTCCTGCCTATTACTTGGGAGCGCCTAACTCATCGCGTACTTATACAAATGTCGAGCAAGAAAACCTTCAACTTGTTCGATGGTCGATTCAGCCGATTGCAGAGCGCATCGAGCAAGCGATGAGCGATCTTCTTGTTCGTGGTCAATATGCAAAGTTCAACTATGACTCACTTCTTCGCACGGATACTTTGAGCCGTTACCAAGCGCATAAGATTGCAATCGAGTCAGGCTTCTTGACCATTGATGAAGTTCGCGAATACGAAGATCTTGAATCCTTGCATGAAGCGACCGAGGATTACGAAGAAGAAGCGCCAGAGATGGATGACGAAGAGCAGCAGCCGTCAGAGATCGGAGATACCCAAGATGCAGACCTTTGAGCAAAGATTCCTGACCGCAGGATTCGAACATCGAGCCGAAGGCGATGGCCGCACCATTTATGGCATCGCCGTCCCTTACGATGTTGAGATGCGCGTCTCTAGCGACACGACCGAAGTATTTCGTCAAGGCGCTTTCGCAGATGTCATTCGCGCACCGCACCGCGTCAAACTTCTTCGTGGCCATGATGCAAAGGCTTATCCGCTTGGCCGTGCTACTTTGCTTCGCGAAACCGATAAAGGTCTTTATGCCGAGTTTAAGGTGAGCAAGACACGCGAAGGCGATGAAGCTCTTGAACTTATTAAAGACGGCGCACTCGATCAACTTTCCATTGGGTTTATGCCGTTGAAGAATCGCAAGCGTACCGATGGAGTCATCGAACGAATCAAGGCTCATCTTGCCGAAGTGTCTCTGGTTACTTTCGGCGCTTACGGCGAACATGCGATGGTTGCAGGAACTCGTTCAGAAGAACGCCCTAGCACTCCACGCCTAGATGCTGCATCGGAGATTCTAAAGAAGCTGCGTGGCTAATGCCTTACTCGGTAGTCAATAATCATCCAGACTGCGAAGGCTTTGCCGTCATCAAGGATTCGACTCGCGAGGTTATCGGCTGCCATAAGACAAAAGAACAGGCGCAGGATCAACTAACCGCCATCAATATCGCTGAATATGGCAACCGAGAAGAACCCATTGAACGGCAAGAGAGTTATTCACCGACTGCCGAAATGCGTGCCGAAGCACGGCGAGGCTTGGCATGGCGAAGAGAGTTCGGTCGAGGCGGCACCGCGATTGGTTTGGCACGCGCTCGCGATATTGCGAACGGCAGACAGTTACCTTTGGCAACTATTCGCCGCATGGTGTCATTCTTTGCTCGTCACGAAGTCGATAAGCAGGGCAAAGGTTTTAGTCCGGGCGAAGATGGTTATCCATCGAACGGTCGCATCGCATGGGCGCTTTGGGGAGGCGATGCCGGAAAGTCATGGGCTAATCGCATTTCAAAAGCTAATGAAACTCGCATTGATAAGGCGCGAGATATATTAGAAGATTTACGCGGCTTAGATATAGAATAAGAGCGTTGGAGATCACCCCGACACTTTGCAAGCAACACCCCGCATTCGGCGGCACCTTGCTTCGATTGGCGATCGGCACCATCTCGCCAATCACCCATTCCTAGACACTTGGAGAAAAATCATGGCAAATGCCTTCCTTGATTCTCTTCGCGAAAAGCGAGAGAGCAAGACTTCAATGGTCGAGTCCATCATCAACCGCGCTGCCGAAGAGGTTCGCGACCTGAGCGAAGTGGAACTCGCCAATGTCGAGGCTCTTAACCTTGAAGTTAAGAAGCTCGATGAGCGTATTGAGCAAATCTCTGAAATCGAACTTCGCAACGCTAAGGCTGCCGATCTCGCAGCTAAGGTAGATGCTGCGAAGCCAGCAACAGAGAAGCGCGAAACCGCAGCATTCAAAGTCACTCGCGAAGAGCTGACTTATTCAGAGCGCACCGCAGAGGGCTTCCTCTCCGATGCAATCAACGCGCACCTTCGTCGTGATCCAGATGCAGAAGAGCGCATCGCACGCCACATGCGCGAAATGGTTGTCGAGAAGCGAGCAGCTTCGACTTCATCCTTCGCAGGATTGGTCGTGCCTCAATATCTCGTAGATCTCTACGCACCTCTCGCACGCGCTGGCCGTCCATTCGCTGACGCAGCACGCAAGCACGCGCTTCCAGCGCAAGGCATGTCAGTCGTTATCAGCCGAATCACCACAGGAACTTCGGTTGCTTATCAGACTTCACAAAATACTGCCGCAACTTCAACCGATCCAGATGACACAACTCTGACAGTCGATGTCAATACCATCGCAGGTCAGAACTCCATCTCAAAGCAAGCGCTTCTTCGTGGATCAAACATTGAGAGCATCGTTCTTAGCGATCTTCTCCGTGCTTATCACACCAAGCTCGATGACTCGCTCTTGAATGGAACTGGCGCTAATGGTCAGCCTCTCGGACTTGATGGCATGACAACCGGCATCGTGGTTACATACACCGCGACAACCGGAACCGTCGCAGGTCTTTTCCCGAAGATTGCAGATGCGATTCAACAGATTCAAAGCACCATCTATGCGAATCCAAACGCAATCGTCATGCATCCTCGTCGTCTTGGATTCTTCCTTGCCGGCGTTGATTCATCGAACCGTCCGTTGGTTGTGCCTCAGGCTTACAATCCACAAAACGCGATGGGAACAGGCGCAGGAACTCCGACATACGGTAACTCCGGTTACTCGTTGCTCGGCCTTCCAATCATCACCGATGCCAATGTCACCACCACCGCTTCAACTGACCAAGATCGCATTTATGTCGTTGATCTCAACGAGTGCCATCTTTGGGAAGAAGCTAACTCTCCGACTTATGTTAAGTTCGAAGAGCCAAATGGCAAGGTTGCCTTGAACATCGTTATGTTCGGAATGTCAGCCTTTACATCTCTTCGGTACCCCGGCGCGATTGCTCGCATTCAGGGAAACGGACTCGCAGCGCCTAGCTTCTAAGCGGCGCACCTTGTCTCCGGCGTGCCACCTTTCCGCGCCGGAGACAGTTATATCCATGATCGGCTTTCGTATGACAGGCAGATCATGTCCCGTGTCCCAGACTTGATTTTCTTGGAGGAAGTCGATCATGGCTATAACTAACGGCTACGCAACACTCACCGAAATAAAAAACTTTTTATCTATTCCAGTCAGCGACACCGCAGATGATTCGCTGCTCGAAGGTTTAGTCGAATCAGCGTCTCGCAGCATCGACCGTATCGCCAATCGTCGCTTCTACCTTGACACTTCCGCGACTGCTCGCCAGTATCGCGCCTATTCGGATGTCTTTGTTTATACCGATGACATCGGCACGACTTCAAGCCTTTCAGTCTCCATCGATGAGGCTGGTAACGGAACTTACTCAACCCTTTTGACTTTGAACACCGATTACATTCTTGATCCATTAACCGCCGCCGCTAAAGGCAGACCTTTTACGCAGCTCACGATGGTTTCATCCTCAACATCATTTCCAATCTTTCCCGGGTTGTTTGGCAACGGTTTAAGACCGGGAGTTCAAGTAACCGCTCGATGGGGATGGCCTTCGGTGCCAGATGACATCAATACCGCTTGTCTTATCCTGACGGCTGACCTCTATAAGCGCAAAGACGCTCCCGGTGGCATTCTTGGACTTGGCGATCTTGGCGCAATCCGTATGAGTGCGATGGGCAGAGATGTCTCATCTATCGTTCGCGCTTATCGAAAAGAGACTTTGGCGTGAACCCTTCAACGGTGCGAGATAACCTTAAAACCGCTTTGGCGACCATCTCTGGAATGCGTTGCTTAGACACCGTGCCAGATTCAGTTAATATCCCGACCAATGGCGCAGTCGCAATCGTCGGAATGTTAGATCTCACCTATGACTTCACACTCAATCGCGGATTCGATTCCGCAACTTGCAGCATTCTTGTCGTTGTCGGTCGCATGAGCGAATCGGCAGCGCAAGATCGTCTTGATGCTTACTTGGCATCAGACGGATCATCTTCGGTTAAAGCCGCTATCGAAGCTGATAAGACACTTAGCGGAGCCGTTCAGACGCTTCGTGTTACGCAAGCGACTAGCGGTATGATTACCGTCGCGAATATCGATTACCTCAGTTATCGGTATGAAGTGACCCTCATCGGCTGACCAAAAGGAGAAACATCTCATGGCTATATTCATGGGCAACAAGGTCGCGGTCGTCGTCGGCACCACTAACACCATTACGACTTTCGTTAATACCGTAAGTCTAAACCGTGAGCTGGATGTCGTTGATATTACTGCGATGACTGATTCGGTGGCTAACGCCATCACCGGAGTCGAACGCTCGACTCTCAATCTTGAACTTTACAATGATTTTGCGGCTTCATCCGTCAACGCACTTTTCGAAGATGCGCTTGGAACAAAGCTCAACATCAAGCTCATTCCAGTATCAGGAACCGTCTCAACGACGAATCCTTCTTACTCGATGTCATGCTTGATCACTAACTGGACGCCAATCAACGGAAGTATCGATGGAGTCGCTTCGGTTTCGGCGTCCTTTCCGGTAACTGCAATCACTAAGGCAACTGCCTAACAACTGAAAAGGGACAATATGCATCAGATCAAGATAGTCAAGAAGGATGGCTCAGAAGCCCTCTATGACTTGACTGCAAGCGCGAGAGTGGCCTTTGAGGCTCACTATCAACAGGGATGGCGTAAGCGATTGGTCGAGCAACAAATGGAGCGCGACCTTTGGCACTTGGCTTACTTCTTAGTCAAGGCCAAAGGTCAGACCACTTTGGAGTTCGGCGATGAGTTCATCGATCAATACGATGACATTGACATCATCCTTGATGCAAAAAATGGATAGACCGTAACGGAGACATTTACGAGGTCGCTTCCGTTGCGGTGCTTACAGGCATAGCTCCTAACGCTTTGCTTGAATGCGATCCAGCGATTTACACGGCCATCAAGGCCATTTTGCAACAGCGTGGCCAAGCGCAGTCGCAACAGGTCAGAAGGAGGCGATGAGATGATTCAAAGTCAGATTCAAGTCGCCAATCTTGATGACTTGTTGAAGGATCTTAAAGCCTTGAATCCTAAACTGCGAAGTGACTTGATGAAGGGTTTAACAAAAGCCGTCAGGCCAGTTAGAGACGAAGCTCGCAAGCTCGTCCCAGATCAAAACCCGATAAGTAACTGGCGCCAGTCAGAACCTACTTACACGAGCGCTTCATGGGTAAATGATTATGAGCATCGAGGCCGTGACGCTGGCATTCGATGGAAATGGTCGCCAAGTGATGTCAGGCGCGGCATTAAGGTCAGCCGAGCTAAGTTTAGAACTGGTCGAGCATCCTTTGGCAAAGAAGAAGTTTCAGTCGTCTCATTGATTAACACAACTGCACCGGGCATCATCTATGAACTCACCGGATCAGGAAAAGGTTCGTCCGTCAGGCGCACAAAACGCGTCAGCCGCAATCCAGATTCACGCACCGATTTCGTCAATGCGATGGATTATCGTCGAGGCAAGCCAAAGCGTCTTGTTTATCGCGCAGCCGCTACGAAAGGCAAGAAGGCACTTGATGACATTCAAAAGGTCTTAGATGAGCGTCTCTATAAGTTTGTGAGGAATCGCTAATGTTGAGCCGTAATGTCATCATCAACTTCTTTACCAAGACGCAGACCAAAGGCTTAGATCAACTCGGTCGCTCCACTTTTGGATTAGATAAAAAGTTCAAATCACTTCGTCGCACCATGCTTCGTTATGCTGGTATCGGAGCAATCTTTACTGTCTTGGCTAAATCTTTGCGTGGCTTTATTGATGAAGGCAAAGAGATTAAGCGGCTTGAAATCCTGCTTAACAATCTTGGCAAAGGCTTTGAAGCCGTAGGGGTCGAAGAGTTTTTAGGAAAACTTCAAACATTAACTGGCGTCGTGGACGATCAACTTCGTCCGGCATTCGGCAGACTTCTTCGAGAACTTAAAAATGTCGGTGCAAGCCAAGCACTTCTTAACATTGCCATTGATGTCAGTCGAGGCACCGGGCAAGACCTTGAAACAATTATCACGGCATTAACTCGCGCATTTAATGGAAACAATACTCAGTTAAAGCGACTACAAATCGGTTTGAGCAAGGCTGCACTTGAAGGCAAGGATTTCAGCGTTGTCCTCAAAGAGTTAGAAAAACTCTATGGCACGGCTGGCGAACAATATCTGGACACTTATGCCGGCAAGATGGAATATCTAAAAACCCGTCTGGATGAAGCTGGCGAAGCAATCGGTAAAGGCATCCTTGACGGATTGACTGCTCTTGGCGATGGAAACTTGCAAAAGGGACTCGACAAGATTGTGAAGATTGCCGAAGGCATCGGTAAAGCCTTTGAAGCGTCAGGCAAAGCAATCCAATATATTTATGATCTTCTCGTTAAACTTGGGCTTCTTGACCCGACTGACGATCCTGCTCAGGTTAGAGCTAGGGCGCGTCAGCGTCGTCAAGACTTCTTGGAAGAAAAGGCCAATAGAGAAGAGCTTGAACGATTGGCCAAGTTATCGGCTGCTCGTGCCGCCGCATTAGAGCGCAAAAAGAAAGCTCAAAAGGCAGCCGAAGAAGCGGCAGACCGGTTAAAGAAGCGCCTAGAGGCTAAGTTCGACATCGAAAACATTAACCTTGCAGCCGCAGCTCAAAGGAATCTAAGCGAAACAGATCGCTCGCGTGTTGAGGCTTTGCAAGCTCTAAAGACCGAAGGCGTCAAAGACGATGAGGCCGCACTCAATAAACTTATTGAGCTAGAGAAGAAGCGCGAAGCCGAAATCCAGCGTCAAGCACGCGAATCCATTATTGCCAGCGCTGCGGTAAAGAATCAGCGACTAGCAGACCTTCAAGCCGAACTTGATGCATTAGTTAAGTTATCGCAAGCGAGAGCTGCATCTATCACCGGCACGGCCGTAAGTGCGCAAAATGTGACCTCTCCCACTTTGCAGATTGAACCGACAATCCCTGCCAATATCGCCGAAGCATTCATGGCGCTTTCGCTGGCTGGTCAGGCAGAGCAACAAGGCGCAGCCGCTTTAAGCGCTGCTACTGCCGTCGGACAACAGATAACGGTTATCCAAAACATTCAAGGAAATGTCACTACCGAGCGAGAACTCTTTGATAACTATGTTGATGCCATCTTCCAAATCAACCGACAAGGCACAAACTCTCAGCTTGTTAATCTGGGGCGCTAATGGCTGGCGCGGTCTTTAAGTGCGTTATTGACTTTAGCAACGGAGCAACATTCGACCCAGCGCTAGTGCTTGACGATCCGACGACTCCGCTTGATTTAGCGGTTCTTGGTACGGCGGCAGCCGATACCCTTGATGTGACTCAATATGTTATCTCGGCACGAATCAGGCGCTCCTATAACCGAACGAGCGATTCCTTCTTAGGCGGCTCGGCACAAGTAAGGCTCATTGACCAAACAGGGCTTTTTAACCCAGCCAACACTTCGGGAGCAAACTACGGAAAGATTTTGCCAATGCGTAAGATTCGTTTTTCTGGGAGTTATCTGGGAAACGAATACGCCATTGGTTCGATGTATATTCAAGAGTGGAAATATACGAGTCCCATAGGCGTCACTCCGGCCTTTGTTGATCTTAACTGCGTTGATGGTTTTCAGCTTCTTAATCTGACGACGATTAACACCGTAACCGGCGGCTCGGCCGGTCAGACAACTGCTCAACGCATTACGAGCCTTTTGGATGCCGGAGACTGGCCAGCGATGCGCTCTATCAGCACGACGGCAACGACAACGGTGCAAGCCGACGACTCATCCTCTCGGTCGCTTCTTGGGGCTTGTCAGACGGTTGAGCAGACTGAACTTGGTGCTTTTTATATGGATGAGCGTGGCTTTGCTAACTTCAAAAGCCGCAATGACATCATCTCGGCATCTGGTGGGACGCCCTATATTTTCAGCGATATCGTTTCCACGAGTGCCATTACCTATCAAGCCATCAACTTTGACCTTTCGGATGCCGGTCTTATTAACCGAGCAACGGTCACTCGCACCGGAGGCACGGCTCAAACTGCCACCGATTCAGCTTCCATTTTGGCCTATTTCGAGCATTCTCGTATTCGTAGCGGAATCATGCAGACCGATGCGGATGCCTTATCTCAGGCTCAACTGATTATTGCCAGCCGAAAGGAAATCGGCACGGACATCAATCTTCAATCCATCACGGTCAATCTGGCAAGTGACGATCAGCCAAGCCGTGTCGTGGCAGGGCTTGATATGGATATTTTTACGCCAATCAGGGCTACCCAAACCCTGCCATCGGGTGCGGTCACGGTTAATAGCGTTGTCACCGGTGTCGGCTACGATATATCGCCTAACAACTTCACGGCAATATTCACAACTGCGCAGCCTTTCGCGGTAGGATTCGTGCTAGATTCTTCCGTCGATGGTGTTCTTGACGAAGATTTTTTGAGCTACTAGGAGATAACAAATGACTTTTCCAGCGCAAGATTTCACCACCGGCCAAGTCTTGACCGCCGCTCAAATGGATGAGATTTCGACCGAGATTAATGACCTATGGCGTTTGACTTTCCGTGCCGTGACTGGCACTTCTGACACTTTGGCGCTGGCTGATTCCTATAACAAGATTGTTACTTATTCGAACACCGGCACGACGACTATTACCATCCCAAGCTCATCAAGCGTAGCCTTTACTACTGGCGCAATCGTGAACATTCTAAAGACTGGCGCTACTGGCACCGTCTCTATCGTTCAAGGATCAGGCGTCACTATTTCAAGCGCTGGCGCAACTGCCACCAATCCAGTTATTACCGCAACTGCCGGAGCTGCATCGATTATCAAAACCGGTGGGGATTCTTTTACCGTAGTCGGGCGTATCGTTTAACATGAACATTCTTGGGATAGTCGCTCAACAACAAGTTAAACCTGCTTTAACTGTTGATTACCTTGTTGTCGCTGGCGGTGGAGGCGGTGGTAGTCGTGAAGGTGCTGGCGGCGGTGGAGGCGGCGGTGGATTGCGTTGCACAGTAACCGCAACAGGCGGTGGTGGCAGCCTTGAATCTGCATTAAATCTTTCAACAGGCGTTGCTTATACGGTCACAGTCGGTGGCGGTGGACTTGGAAAAACTGTTATTGATCCAGGAGCAAATGGGGCTAACTCAGTTTTCAGCACTATCACATCAACTGGCGGCGGTGGTGGTGGTGGCACGACAGCAGCTTCAGGTGGCTCTGGCGGCGGTGGAGCAAGTCGTCCCGGCGTTACTGGAACTGGCGGATCCGGAACTAGTAATCAGGGTTTCGCTGGCGGAAATGGTGCTGAGTCACCTGCAAATACTTATATGGCAGGCGGTGGCGGAGGTGCTGGCGTAGCCGGAACTGCTGGCGGTTCACTTCTTGGCGGCGATGGCGGAAATGGTGCTGCAACTTCCATTAGCGGATCATCAACAACTTATGCTGGCGGAGGTGGCGGCGGTGCATCTTATGACACAGGAAAAACTGCACCAACACGGGCTGGTAACGGAGGCTCTGGCGGCGGTGGTGCGGGTGGATTGGGCGGCCCGTCAAACTTTCAAAATGGAACTGCTGGCACTACGAATACAGGGGGTGGCGGTGGTGGTGAAGGGACCCATACAGGCGTTGCTTATGGAACGGGCGGAAATGGCGGTTCTGGCATCGTGATTCTTCGTTATCCCAATGTTTATACAGCCGCATTTTCTGGCGGTGTTACATCAACGACACAAACAAGCGGATCATTCAAAATCAGCACCATTACGGCTGCTGGTGTAGCAGATACGGTAACTTGGTCATAATGGCGCACTACGCATATCTTGACGAAAATAACATCGTCGTCACGGTCACAGTCGGTAAAGACGAAACCGAACTTATCGACGGCATGGATACTGAAACTTATTATGCACAGGGCACGCCATACACGGTTAAGCGCACTTCTTATAACAATAAGATTCGCAAAAAATATGCCGCCATTGGAGATCGCTACGATGCGATTGCCGATGTGTTTATTTCACCGCAACCTTTCCCATCGTGGACATTGGACGCCAATCACGATTGGCAGCCGCCTAAACCTAAACCCGAAGGTTTCTTTGTATGGGATGAGTCACAACTAGATTGGGTTGAGGTTGATCCGCAGTCATAACGGCTGGCCAGCATCGAAGAACCGGGCCGAAATCGGCATTAAGTCATTTACGGTGCCGGGGACAAAGATAAAACTCGCATGTGCCGAGGCCGTTGCTCCGTTGCTTATCAACTTCGCTTCCGAGTTTCATCATCTCGTTGAGAAGATAGACAAAGGCGACCTTGATGACTGGGGTTATGCCTTCCGCACCATTCGCGGATCAGATGTTCATGTCTCTAATCATGCTTCCGGAACTGCCATTGATATCAATGCGACAAAGCATCCTTTGGGCAAGCGTGGCACTTTTACGAAATCCCAAGAAAAGACAATCCGAGAGCTCTGCCAGTATTACGGCTTTCGATGGGGAGGCGATTACCAAGTTCGTGCAGATGAGATGCATTTTGAAGTATTATTAAGCCCGGAAAAAGCCAGAGAACTCATTGAAAGGTTAAATCTCGATGATAAGCGCACGAACAAAAAGAACCGTTAAACAACTTGCCGCATCGTGGTCACGGGTTGCGCTTTCGGCTGCTCTGGCCTATTACTTAGCTACCGGTGACATGAGCGTTAAAGCACTCGTCTCAGCCGCACTCAGCGCGGTGATTCCTCCCATTCTTCGTTACCTAAATCCGAACGATCAACTTGGCGCATGAACGCAGAGCTAATCACTTCACTCGGAGTCATCTTCGCGAGTGTCATATCGGGAGTGGCTGCTATCTTTGCCGCTAAAGCAGAAAAGAACTCTCGACCAGTATCCAATGGTTTTGCGCCAGAGGTCATCAGAGATTTAAGGGAGCTGCGCTCGCTTTTTATCGAGCATCTTAACAATCACACGAAAGGTTAAAGGTGGAGCAGGGACACACAAACATAGTAATCTGCGGTTCTCGTAACCGTCCGAACAATGTTGAAAGATGTTTTAGACATCTAAAAGAAGTCAGTCACATTTCAGACTTCATGCTTCTTATCAATGAAGATCAGAAAGACTTATATCCAGCCATTGATGGCGTTCAAACCGTTATTGTCCCAGCATCATATGGAACAACATCGTGCGCTAAAGCTAACTATTTTGTTGAGCAAAAACTTTATCAAGGTTATTTCACCGTCTCTGGCATTGATGATGACACCGTTGTTACAACCGACGGTTGGGATTTATTGCTATCACTTCCTTTGAAAGCAAAGGGTTATGGCGTGTCTTGGGGTAATGACACCATCCAAGAAGGCCGAGTTCCTACCAAATGGACAATGACAACTAACATCGTCGAAGCGCTTGGCTTTATCTGTCCTCCTGGCTTGATTCATCTTTTCGTCGATGATTTCCTTGCCCGTATCGGTCAAGAACTTAACTCAGCGCATTATGCGCCGAATGTCATGATGGAGCATCATCATTGGCTTAACAAAAAGGCTCAAATGGATGAGACTTATATGGAGACTGCCTCTCGCGAGACTTGGGATCATGATGAGCGAGTCTTTACGGAATACATGACCGGGCAGTTTCATGATGATATTGAGCAAATCAAAAAGGCTTTGAAAATCGCATGAAGATTAAGGTCACCATTCCCGGCGCTCGCACTCATGCATCACTCGCCGAATGGACTGGCAAGGATTCACCGGCAGAGTTCTTCGTTAATACCGAAGTAGAAAATCCCGATGTCTGGATGGTCTTTGATGACGGTGTTGAAGGCGACAAGGCTTTAATAGATCGTCGCAACATCTTCTTTATGACTGCCGAAATCTGCTATCCGATTGGTCGCTTTGATGAGCCAAAAGGCAAGAAGTATCTGAGCCAGTTTTCTAAACTCTTTACGATGCATGACATCCTTGACGATCGAAAGGTTCATGTCAGACCTTTTACAAACTGGATGATTAACTCTAATCATGGCTCATCATCCTTTGAGCAAAATGGCAGAGATAAGGATTATTTTCTCAATCTTCGACAAGTAGAAAAGACTTATGACTTATCGGTTATCTGCTCAACTAAAGCCTTTACGCCAGAGCATTATCTAAGACTTAAGTTCGTCTCTAAACTCAAAGAAGATCTAGGCGACAGATTGCATTGGTTCGGTAATGGCGTCAATGCGCTCGCCGATAAATGGCCGGGGATTGCGCCCTATCGCTATCACCTAGCGATTGAGAATCGCTTTGGCTACGACATCATTTCCGAGAAGCTCTATGACTCATTCTTAGCATTGTCTATGCCGATTTATTACGGCGCTCCGAATGTCGATCATTATTATTCTGAGTGGTCTTTGCAAGTCATCAATATCCATGACTATAAGCGCTCTAAGCGGCTCATCCTTGACCTCATCGAATCCGATATGGCAGAGCGAAACTACTCTGACCTTATGCGAGCCAAAAATCAGGCAGCCGATCGGGATAACTGGACGACTCGGATGGCCGAGATTGCCAAAAACTACGGCGTGGCTAATCAACATCGTGAAGAGGTTTATCTCTACGCTTACTGATAAAATCTGCGACTGCTAGGGGGTGTCATGGCTAAGAGACTCACTAAGGCCGAGAAGGCCAAAATCAGGCGTCGCAAAGAGCTATCTGCTCAACGCGATAAGCGCACACCTTTGACCGCCATAGACCGCCTAGCATGTTATTTCGTCGAGCTTGAATCTGCTTTAATCCGACAAGGCTACGACAAAGACAAGGCTCGATGGGTCGCCCAAGAGACAATCGTGGATTTCTGGAAGGAAATCATTCCTCGCCATAACGATAACGAGGAAATCTTTGAGCCTTACGAAGATGATGAGGACGAAGATTAAGCGCATTGTCGTCATCTCCGACATTCAGGCACCCTTTGAAGATGCCAAAGCCATCCGCAACCTTTCGGCCTTTATTCGGCGCTATAAGCCGGATGATGTCCTTTGCGTAGGAGATGAGCTAGATCTCCAGACAATAAGCCGTTGGTCATCCGGTCGGGATGAATGGTCAGGCACTATCGGCAAAGACCGTGATCGATGCCGTGAGATTCTTTATGACTTACAGGTTAAACACCTATCCCGGTCTAATCATGGCGACCGTCTCTATAAGGCCATGAGCCTTCGTCTGCCCGGTCTTATCGGCTTGCCAGAGCTTGAATATGAACAGTTCTTAGGACTGAAAGAACTCGGCATTACCTACCATCGCAAGCCTTATCAGTTTCATGAGACTGCCGTAATGGTGCATGGCGATGAACAACCCATTAAGCATCAAGCCGGAGCCACCGCATTGGAGGCCAGTAAGCGTCACGGCCTTTCAATAGTCTGCGGTCACACGCATCGTCTTGGCGTGTCATGGCATACGACCTCTAGCGGAGGCAAGATTACGAACCGCACCTTCGGCCTAGAAGTCGGGCATGTCATGGACGAGACGAAAGCCTTTTACACCAAAGGAACCTTCAACTGGCAGAAGGGCTTTGGCCTGATATACATCAAGGGCAAGGCTATTCAGCCAGTCGCTATCCCTATTGAGCGTGACGGGTCATTCATAGTAGAGGGCAAAACATACGGCTAAAAAGCCTTAGAAGGGCTCTAGGAGCCTTTCAAATGCCATTCTTGACCGCCTTACCTTATCTGCTATTTCAAAGCCTCTAATAGCCTTACAGGGCTTTTTCTGGCATACCCTCAACCTTAACTAGACGGTTAGAAAATAAATGATAGAAAACTGCAAAAAACTTGCCGAAATGCTTCCAAAACTGCCCGAAAGTGTTACCGTTATGGAAGTGAGGCGAACCCAGTAGCTTCACGAAAGGGACACAAATGATTCACAATAACGATTCGACAGTCGCAAGACATTTACAGATTGCCGATGCACAAATCAAAAAAGCAGAGATTTACTTGCAATCAAAAAGCCGAAATGTTCACATTCAATGGACGGAGCGAGGCATCGCTGTAAGGGCTTTGAAAAATGCAATATCTCAACTAGAAAATGCCATAGACCGCCTAACTCGCAACGGCGCGGAGGTCTCAGCATGAGCCTTCAACTACTCGAACCGCCAGTCGAGCCAGCCGATCAACGATGGCTTGACGCAGCTTTAGCCTATGCTCGTCGCGGATGGTCAGTCATGCCGGTCGCGCCGCGCTCAAAAGAACCCAATCACAACTTGATTCGTCGCGCTTATTTAGATGCGACTACCGATGAATACAAAATCATGGAGTGGTTTTACCGAGATCCCATCGCCAATCTTGGAATCTCATGCATCGCTTCAAACCTTGTCGTGGTCGATATCGACTTTCGAAATGGTGGAGCGCTTAACGAGTTCTTTCCTGCTACTTACACCGTTAAAACAGGTGACGGTTTGCATCTCTACTACAAAGCTCATCCGTCGATGCGTTTTCCGGGAACCCTCTGGCAAGGTGTCGATATTAAGCATCGAGGATATGTCGTCGCAGCTCCGAGTGAGCATCCAAACGGTCAGCGCTACACCGTCATCGATGACCGAGAGCCCGTCGAAGTACCGATGAGCTTTGTCAAGAAGGGTGCATGATGACTGCGATCAGCTTTGATCCCATAGCGATTTACTACACCATCATTTTCCTTTCTTTGCCAGTCTTACTCATTCTCTATACTGCTTTTACCGAGCATTGGTACTGGAAGGGGTGGAAAGATGGAAAGAGACTCGCAGAAAACGCGCACAAATCCTCAAATGTTGTTCGATTCGGCAAGTGAGATTATTTTCCAGCGTGGCGCAGATTATGGCCATTATGAGGATAACCTTGCACGAATAGCGATGGGAATAAGCGCCTATCTTGGAGTGCATGTCAGTTCGGACCAAGTGGCCGGAATCATGGTCATTACCAAGCTCATGCGCTCCGTCGAATCACCGAGAAAACTTGACCATTACATCGATGCGATTGCTTATCTCGGCATGATTCCTGATCTCATTCAATCAAACGAATGCGATCACGAGGACGAGGATGGCGATCTATAAAAACTCAGACCGTCGTATTTGGTGCGACCCCTGCAAAGTGCGTTATGGAAAACTCAAAGACGGCACTTGGCACCATCGCGCTCAAATCATGGCGGTCTGGATTACCGTCTCAGAGACGATTAACAAAGGATTTAGGCGAGGATATTGCCAGCCGTGCGCCAATGAGTATCAAACATGGCCAGACGGCTCTATCTGGACTTTCAAACAAATGCAGGAATACGCGAGAGGAATGAGGCAGATTGATGGCATGGAATCTTGACGATTACGAGGATGCAGCCAGTCTGAATCGCTGGTTTCAGTCAGAGTTTCCGGATGGTTCGATTCTGATTGACCGTGAGCATTTTGATGCGGTCAATGGTGAGGTGTTGTTTAGGTGTGACCTGTATCGCACTTGGAATGACAAACTTCCAGCCGTAAGGAACTGGGCTCGTGGCAAGCGTGATGAATATCCGAAAAACATGCAGCGATGGTATGTCGAAGATTGTGCGACCAGCGCAGTCGCCAGAGCCATCATCTTGCTGAAAGCTTCTGCAAAGACCGCAACAAAAGAATCGATGAAACAAGTAGCAAGTCAAACCAAACCTTCGGCGACTACCGCAGAGGATCTTCCGTCGAGCTTCGGGCGCATCGAAGCTGAGGATCCTTTGCCTACGGTCGTCGAGGCATCCAGCGTGCCTCTCTGGGACGACTCGAAAACAGTCTCCTTCCTGAAAGAGTCGTTGGGCGCTGAGGCCATCTCGGATGACTTGTCATGCCGGCACGGCGTGATGAGCATCCGGGAAGGCGTTGCCAAGACTGGCAAAGCATGGAAAGCGAGCTTCTGCATCGCTAAAGAGAAATCAGAGAAATGCTCTGAGACACGGGACAAACGGCCGTTGAAAGATGGCGCCCTATGGTGGGTGCAGGGTTCTCACGGCTTTTTTGAGATACCAAGGAGATAAATCATGGGTGAGCTACACATGTTCTTCCCAGATCGATCAGGCATCAGCATGGAAGGCGATGAACAGCCGCGTGAGTTTGTCTGGACTTTTTGCGATGTCTGCAACAAGCCACAGGAACGAACAGGTGGAAAACTCATCAGCCGAGATGGTGAAGCAATCTTTTGGACATGCGAAGAGTGTCGAGCCGTTGGCTGGCATTAGAGACTATGCTCACCGGCTATGACACAGCACAGGCGAAGGCGCGGTCGTGAAACTGAAATATTGGTTGCGCAATATCTGGTTAATAACGGCTTCATTACCGCGCACGCAACGAGTTCTTCGGCTGCTGGCAGCGACATTCGTGGCGTTACCGGCATTGATTTCGAGGTCAAAGCACGCAAGGGATTCAGTCCTTTGGCTGCTATCAAACAGATTAGAAATCGACGAAAAGAGACTGGACTCGGAGTAGTCGTTATGCGTATCGACGGGCAAGGGGAATCCTCCGTCGGTGACTTTATGGCGATTGTTACCTTCGATGACTTGATCTATCTTTTGAAAGCGAGTGGATATGGAAGAACGCAAGATTAGACGCTGCCTTATGTGCGGTGCTTGGGTTCATGATCGAGAGATTTGTGAACGGTGTTATCCGAAAGACTTGGCTTCGTAATGGCAAAAAATGATGAGTGTTACACGCCACAATGGGTTTTTGATGATCTTGGACTGCACTTTGATTTAGATGTTTGCAGTTCTTACGATGATCTAATCATTGTCCCGGCAAAGCATCGTTACACGGTCGAAGATAACAGTCTTGAAAAAGAATGGTTTGGTCGAGTTTGGATGAATCCACCGTTTAGCGATATTACGCCCTTTATGGATAAGTGGCTAGATCATCAAAATGGTGTCTGTTTGGTGCCTTTGGCTTCTAATGGCAAGTGGATGAATCGTTTATGGAATAGTGAGGCTGCTTGGGTTTATATGCGTCCAAACATGAAGTTTGTTGGAGCTTCGGGCAATCCGGTGATTATGCGTTGGCGAGTGGCTGTTTGTGCTTTTGGTGAATCTAATATCGAAGCTCTTAAAAAAACTGACTGGGGAAAAATACGATGACGACACGCCGTCTGACCTGCGGTTTTGTTAATGGACTTGACGAGCCCAGTACGATTCGGACTCGCCTCCGGCTGAAAGACACCGGAGGAACGAGACACGAATCTTTGGGGCGAGCTCTATTCGTGTTCGCTACCGCTATCACTTTCAGCCTTCTATTGCCATTAAATGCCACAGGTTCGAGCTGGAAGCATCATGAGATGAACTACAAACTACACGCTCATAACATCCTTAAAGATTGGGATGAGTTCATCTGCCTTGTTGAGCTTTATGAAAAGGAAAGTCGTTGGTCGCCAAGCGCTCGAAATGGATCGCACTTCGGCATTCCGCAAGGAAGGTCGAAATATCTGGCAACGGTGGATGGATTCAAACAAGTTGAGTGGGGAATCCGCTATAACCTTCATCGCTACGGTTCTCAATGCAAAGCACTAAGATTCTTTCAAAAGAATAACTACCACTAAGGGACATCATGAGAGAGACTGAAAAGGTAACAATCGGCATCTGCTCGCCGGGACAAGTGGCGACCATGTTCATGACGAGCATCCTTGACATCGCCAGAAGCCAAAGGCAGTTAGGTCAGTTGATTAGCTTGCAGGGCTCTGGGGTTATCTCACGACTTCGCAATCAAGTTGTCTCGACCTTTTTGGACAAGACAAAGGATGACTGGTTGCTCATGATTGACACCGATGAGATCCTGACCATCGAGGGCTTTAAGAAGCTAATCGGTGCAGCAGACGCCAAAGAGCGCCAGATAGTGAGCGGCGTGGTTCATGGCGCGTGGGAAGTCGAGGGCGCTATCTATCCTGAGCCCGTGCCGTGCATCTTCCGCAGAGCTGAGAATGGTGGCCTTTATGCGGTGCATGAGTACGAGGATGACAAGATCATCGAGATTGATGCGGCTGGGACGGGTTGCTTACTGATTCATCGAAGCGTTCTGAATCGCTTCCGCAAAGAGGCTGATGAGGTGCATCAACAGGCGAACTGGGGATTCTTCCAAGACATGCCACTCGGAGGTCAATGGGTCGGAGAAGATCTGCTCTTTTGCCTTCGAGCCAAGTCATTCGGCTATAAGATATGGGCTCATACGGGAGTGCAGTTAGCACACGAGCGACGCTTCTGGATGACCAAAGAACATCATGCGGATTTCCGCAGATTTAACCTACCGAGACATCACTCAACCGATAAGGAAGTCCAAGATGTCAGTCTTAGCTAAACACATTACAGTCACGACAACGAGTCAAAGAATCGTAGATACCGACAATGTTCGGCGCGATGTCTTGTTGCACGCAAAGCAAGCGTGTCACATCGGCGGTGAAGGGGTTACTTTCGGCAACGGGTACTTAATGGATAATGGCGATGAGATCCGTCTGACGGTGTTTGAAGGTGACACTCTTTGGGCAGTCACCGAATCTGGCACCGGTGATCTTTATGTCATTATTAGCGCACAAACTTAAAACAAATGCGTTTTTTCCCTAGCAAAAATGCACGGATAC